TGCTTAAGTTCTGAGAGGAAACGACGCTGCTTCTCTCGCATACCCTTGACTGCCAGGATATCAATCTTCTCGGGGATAGGATTGTTATGTTCATCCCAGTTGTCCTTATGAACAAATTGACGATAACCCAGTTCACGAGCATTCCTGTAGTCACCAGTTCGGAGATCCCATGCGTTTTCAAACTTTTCAATCAGGTTGACAACCTGTTCCTCATTCATCGATTGGATTTGCTGTTTCTGCAACTCTGCGAGTGCTTCATACCTATTGGGTTCCTTATCGATGAAGTGGGTATCTTCCATTTACAATACATACGATTCTTTTCCTTAAATCAGTTTTTGAGTTGAGCCAAAATTTTTATAAGGATCTTATTTTGGACTTGGATTTGCTGACCGATGTCAACCAGGGCGGTGCAGATAGTGTCCCCTTCTTCGGTGGCGAGCAGGGAGGTCATCAGGGTTGGGACATCCACACCATCATCGAGTTCCTCATCCTCGAAGTCCTCGAGCTCATCCTCAGTCTCATCCTCGGTGACGATTTCGCCCTCCTCGATCTCATCCTCGGTCTCGATTTCATTGACAATTTCCTCAGGCTGTGTCGACATTTATATTGGACTGAGAAAAATGGGGGTCGGGAAATGCGCGTTTGGCCAAAATTATTTTCTCCGTATATAGTACAAAACTCTCACAATGGCCGGTGGTCTCATGCAACTCGTAGCTTACGGTGCCCAGGATGTCTACCTGACTGGCAACCCCGAAGTAACCTTCTACCAGGCGAAATACAAGCGCCACACCAACTTCGCGATGGAGAACATCGAGCAGACCGTCAACGGTACTGCCGCCAACTCCGGCCGCGTGTCCGTCACCGTCGCCCGTAACGGTGATCTCGTCGGTGACATGTACATCGAGCTCAAGTCGCTCACTTCCAACACCGCGACTTCCGAGTCCGTCGACGACTGCAACTGGGTCGCCGAGCGTGCCATCAACAACGTTGAGCTTTCCATCGGTGGCCAGCGCATCGACAAGCACTACCAGAAGTGGTGGCGCATGTACTCCGAGCTGTACCTCGATGAGTCCAAGAAGGCCACTTGGGGTAAGATGACCACCGCGGGTGCCACCAACACTGTGTACCTGCCCCTCATCTTCTTCTTCAACCGCAACCCCGGTCTCTACCTGCCCCTCATCGCCCTCCAGTACCACGAGGTGCGCATCGACATCGACCTCGCGTCCGATTTCTCCACCTACCTCGACACCCAGACCTTCAAGGTGTGGGCCAACTACGTGTACCTCGACACCGAGGAGCGTCGCCGCTTCGCCCAGAAGGGTCACGAGTACCTGATCGAGCAGGTGCAGCACACCGGTACCGACACCGTCACCTCGGCCGGTACCAAGCAGGTCCGCCTCTCCTACAACCACCCCGTCAAGGAGCTCGTGTGGTGCTTCTCCAACGTTGCCACCAACAAGAACACCCTGTGGAACTTCACCTCCGCGTCCAACGACGACGACATCGTTCTCCAGTCCAACCCTCTCGACACTGCCGATCTGTCCAACTGCTTCGTGCCCATCTCTGCGGTTGGTACCCCTCTGTACGCCACCGGTGTCTCCACTGAGCAGTACACCGAGGAGGCTGTCGGCCCCCTTGACACCTTCAAGCTCATCCTCAACGGCCAGGACCGTTTCAAGGAGCAGAAGGGTAAGTACTTCAACCAGGTGCAGCCCTTCAACCACCACTCCGGTAACCCCGCGCCCGGTATCTACTCGTACTCTTTCGCGCTCAAGCCCGAGGAGCACCAGCCCACCGGCACCTGCAACTTCTCCCGCATCGACAACGCGCAGGTCCAGGTTGTGCAGAAGGCGTCCAACGGTGCCGTCAACATGCACATGTTCGCGACCAACTACAACGTCCTCCGCATCCAGTCGGGTATGGGTGGCCTCGCGTTCTCCAACTAAGCATTTAGTCTTAGTTTTTTAAAAAAATTCAAATTTTAAGATACCCGAATATCTTAAAATGTGAGCTAATATAAATGAACGCTATCGTGATTATACTTCTAGCCTGTATGTCCTCGTCATCACTCAGTTTGTCACAGACCATACTTTGTGGTGTAACTAAACCTGAACCAACCTGCATGAATATTCATGGCATCACAGGCTGCTTCTTATGTCTTGGTACGTTTTTAGCTCTTCTTCTCGGTACGATATAAAAGAGACCCTCAATAAGAAGGTATGTACGAAATCTACACAGACGGAAGCTGTCTCGGAAACCCCGGAGCTGGTGGATGGGGAGCCATAGGTGAAGACCTCAAGTTGTGTGGTGCCGCGGCAAAGACGACCAATAACATCATGGAGATGACCGCCGTGGCGAAAGCTCTTGAAGAGTGTGTCAAGAGGGGTATTGAGGAGGTGCGTATTTTCACGGACAGTAACTACGTCAAGAATGGTATCACCAAATGGATTATCAACTGGAAGAAGAACGGGTGGATGACCTCCGCAGGGACACCCGTAAAAAATAAGGAACTTTGGATTCAAATCGACACACTCCGTGAAAAAATCAAAATGATCGAGTGGCGTTGGGTTAAGGCGCATAATGGTCATCCTCAAAATGAAGCAGTCGACACTCTCGCGAGGGAGTGTGCAAAAAATATTCAGGTAAAGTAATGGGTGAAGTGGATGTGCCCCATGAGCATTTTTGGTGTGAGAAGCAGGAGCAACTTCTCATACGCTGGGCAGAGAAGGCGGCGGGATATCGATGGCTTCATAACCACGCGCGTCTTTATTTCAAAAAGCAACACGACTATCTCTCCTATCCGAGTATAGTCATCGCGAGTATCACCGGTGTCGGTGGATTCGCTGTCCTTAATCCAAGTGGGAACGACGACGTGGACTCGAGTACAAAGACGAAAATTATCGTGGTTCAGTACTTTTTCGCCTTTCTCAACGTTCTCGGTGGCATTCTCACTTCGATAAGTAAGTTTAGTCAGAGTGCGAACCTAGCTGAGGCACACTCTGCGATGTGTGTCCAGTACTCTAAGTTTTATAGGAATATCGACATGGAGTTATCCCTCGATGTTCAACACAGGGAGGATGTACTCGAATTTGTACAAAAAGCGCGTCAGGAATACGACCGACTCCTCGATGATGCCCCAGATATACCGGCTATATCGATACAGGCTTTCAACATAGAGTTTCCGGATAGAGAAAATAAACCTGATGTGTGTAACGGTCTCAGTATCATCATGAGTGATGACGCGGCGTCGACCATATCTTCTACAGCAAACCCAGTGTCCAGATGGATGAAGAGTGTGAGAAAACTAAACTTCAAGAGGAGGAGTCACGATTTACCTCGACAAAATTCTGTTGAGGTATAATAAAGATGAAGACTTTTGTGAATATACTCGTCATCACGATGGTGTATGGTATCCTGTACAGTCAGATGGATCCCGCGAGTTTTGGTTTCACATCGCCACTGGACCCATTTTACTTTGCGTTCACCACGATGAGTACCGTCGGGTACGGTGATATTTCTCCTAAGACGGACATGGCGAAACTGATGGTGATGTCTCAACAGATCGTATTGATGGGCGAACTGGCTAATACGCTTAAATTATTTTAAGGCACATTATTAAAATGTGTTTGGATAATAAAATGATGAAGGTACTCATCATTTTATTATTCACGACATGGTTTTTCTTATACGCAAACTACTGTTCGCGTGAGAATACACCAGAGGATTGTTTCCGTACCGAGTTTTACGGGTTTCAGTATAGTCACTTTCTCTTCTTCACACTTCTAGGTGCTCTTTTCCCAAAACAATTTTGGTTTTGGATTACACTAGGCGTCGCGTGGGAGATTTTTGAATATTGGTTATCTTCAAAAAAGTTTGGTGGGTATCTTTATAAGTCAGATGAAGAAACACCTCTATGGTTTCGGCGAGTATACGGCGGTAAACCCAAACATGAAAACTTTATCGACCGTGTGTTGGGTATCAAGAATTCACAGGAAAACACGTGGCACTTTTCGGTAGGTGATACTTTGACAAATGTACTAGGATTTTTCACCGGAATGTACATAAAAGATAAGATCTTATGAATAATAAATGAACGTGGGTATCCTCACTGCCGGTGGTGTGTGTCCGGGTGTCAATAACATTATCTATACCCTTACCCGCCTTGAAAGTTCTAGGGATAGTCGAATCATCGGATTTAATGAAGGGTTTCGAGGGCTCAATAACAATATTCGGACGGAACTGTCCCGTAAAAAAATCGAAGAAGGTGCTGGTTCTATTCTCCGTGTATCTTGTGAATCTGTGAAATTAGATCAAGTCATAGATACGGTGAATGAGTTCGACCGACTTTACTGTATTTGCGGTAACGAATCCATGAAAAGTGCCGCACAACTCGCACTCGATGAACGCGTGAACACAAACATCATCGGTATCGCTAAAACCGTTTTCGACGATATTCCTGGGATGGAATCCATTGGGTTTCAAACAGCTGTACAAGAGTTTGCAAAGTATATTGACTATGCTCACACGGAAGCGTCCACAACCAATTCGATTGTATTTGTGGAAGCACCCGGACACCGTGTCACAGGACTATCGACTAATGCCACATATGCGAAGTATTCGAAAGTGACTGATGTCATAAATCGCCAAACAGTCAACTCGGTCACGATGAAACAGATCAAAGAAAACTATGAAAGATATGGGTATGCCGTAGTTGTCGTCGCTGAGGCGTGTGAATATCAGGATGTCTTTGATTTTCTTCAGGAAGAGGTAGATACTGAGCTAAAGATTGTGAATCCAGGGTTTGTCATAAGGGATGTCGAGGCGTGTGCGTACGATACGATCCTCTCCGTGAAAGTCGCTGGAGAGGCTTTTGAGAATGCTCAAAAGTTTACTAACTTCATACAGGGAGGAAATACAAAAATTACGTTTTATGATTACATACTTAAAGTTTAGACACCTATGATCAATGTTATACAGGTTGGCTAGTAACATAGTCAAGTGCACCGTTCTCATAGCTCAGTTGGTTAGAGCGTGGTGCTTATAACGCCAAGGTCACGGGTTCGAGCCCCGTTGGGAACATTTTTATAAACATTTTTGTGTGTTTATAAAAATGGTCATGGAATACAAAATTAAAATTAGAGACTCTACAACCCCTGAATTACTCGATTCCTTCTTCGAACACACTTGGACATACAGAAAACCTGTGAAGTTTGTGATAGATGTCACGGAGTGTAAGAGAGTTTCACTCGGTCGCATTCTTTCCATGAAAGGGGTTCTCGATAAACATCGTCCAAACTCTCGGAGATACATAGATCACTCTGAAGTTATCGTCAAGTCTCGATGGGCAAGGAGACTTTTAAGTATCGGTTTGGGTATCATTCGTACAGAAAGACCTGTTTACATCAGTACCCCCACTTGAGGTCACTTGGAGTCGCTGATGGATTGTGACGCGAGAAGAAATCCGGACTTCCGTGTTCGTCGTGATTGATCATACTCCTGTGACTTCTATCGATGAGCATATATTCTCGTAGGTCTTTGTAATAAATGCGGGCACCCCTTTCGATTAAATCTTCATGTTTCATGTCGACGTGGTTATCCATCGGGTAGAAATACTTTTGATACTTTCGCATATTGTTCACATTCACGAGGTAGCATTTTGTACTCGAAATCCATTTAACCTTTTCGAGGGTACCGTCCTTTTCATCTGGGAGTCTCGATAGGCAGTGAAAAAAGCACATTTCAAATTCAGTACCCTTCTCATCGATGACACTCTGAATCTGATTATAAAGTTCGTCTGATTTTATGATGACATTGTCTTCAAAGATTACCGCATACTTAAGACCCTGTTTGAAACACCTTTCGTAAAATTCCATGTGTCCAAAAAAACATCCAATCGCACCTAAATTAAAGTACGTGATGTCCGGACGCTTGGCGTTCGAATCATAGTGCATCTCGACCGCTTTTTCAAAATAATCTGGATCTACACGTTCTTCAAATTCCCGAGCGACTTTAATTTTACGTGTATCCGCACCATATATGACTTCAATTGGAATATCATCTCTATGACTTTTGAAGAAACGCTCCTGCCTTTCCTTTTGATCTTTGACTGTTAACAAAAAACATTTATAGTCAAACTTTCCACCATGTCTTCTTCGCAAAAAAAGGAGTACAAATAGAGCAATCAAGATGATCACCGCGATAATGATCTTCATACCTACTTAAACATTAGAAAATACTATTGAGTAATGGAGAGCGTCATCGACGGCATCGGTCTGACAAGTTCGATACTCATATCGATCATGTTTGTACCACAAGTCGTGCACGTGTACCGAACCAAGGATACGCACGCGATAAATTATGCATTCTTGAATCTCAACATGTTGGCGAGTTCCCTTGGTCTGGTGTACTCGGTGTATTTCAACGTCGTTCCGATGATTGTCGCCAACACATCTGCTGGTCTTTTTTCCGTCTCACTCACGTGTATGAAGTTCATAAATGGGCTTAAAGAAGAGCCAACCAATAATGATATATCCGAGGCTCCTATAGTGTAGTTGGTAAACACTGTGGACTTTGAATCCACCACCCGTGGTTCGAATCCACGTGGGAGCTTAAACCCCTCTTAGCTCAGTTGGTAGAGCAGTGGACTGTAGTTCCATTTGTCATTCGTTCGATTCGGATAGAGGGGACCCATTCTCCCATAGCTCAGTTGGTTAGAGCGTGCGACTGTTAATCGCGAGGTCATCGGTTCGAACCCGATTGGGAGAGAA